CGCGTGTTTTTTTTTTTTTTTTAGATGTATATGTCCGTAACACCATCCACATACACCTCCGTAAACTCATTGTCATGGTCTGTAATGTTATGATAATCCTTATCATAATAATGCATCTTCTCTAGATGTTCCAAAGTCGGAAAGCCATTTATCAACTTATCAAGATCCATTTCCGACTTGCGAACAAGCTTCAACAAAGCCGTTTCATCCATATCATTCAACCGCGCAAGAAAATGTGCTCGTAAGTCTACCTCCTGTATTTTTTCACTAATTCGAATATGGTGAAAAACATGCCACATAAACTCATGCGCAATTCTGTTGACACCCATATTATCATACGCGTTACCGAGCAAGGATAGCATGCAATCTATCGACGACCTCTTCGAACCGGAGCCATACGGTAACTTAGACACATAACTCGAAAACGGACGTACTGGGAACAAAGAGGGATGGTCCTTATGTCCCGAAAAATGAGGAGGGCGATCAATAAAATATCTCTTAAGAAACACGACGCCACGAGTCGTCAACTCTCCGGTCTTGTGATTCATCGACGAAATCCAAGGTACGCTGGTCCGCACATCACGCAATTCCACATCCAGGTACTTGGCTAGGAACTTGCCAAACTCCTTCTCATTGAGGAAAGCATGTATCGTAACATCCAATCCCAATACGTGATCATCCCCATACACAATGATCACGATTCTACCATCTCTAAACAGTACATCTATCCTGTTACGCAATAACGGATTAGTAAATTTTACCCACGAGACAAATAAACAAAACATAAACGCCATAACCCATGAATCTCCATGCGAGGTAACATACGCACCAGATGGCATTCCACCGAACATTATCTTCCACTCATCAGCAAACACGTGCGTAACACGCTGAGTAAGTAGCGCGGTAGCCTGCTTCTGCAGCAACTGGTATGTTCTCTTATTCTTTGGGTCCGTCCAATTGTAATAAATTCCAGCAGTCATGCAGTACCATTCTATCAAAACCCTGTTCATAGACAGATCGAGTCCCTTCACATCAGAATCGTCAAATCTCATATTATCATCAAACGCATTCATTATTTCCGCCAGCTCTTGAGCTCCCCCATGAGCCCAACGCATTCCAACTCGTATACACTTCCCCCTCTCTATTCTCTGACGAAATCCAAACACCGTGGACTCTAACTTGTACTCCGTCAAAAAAGGGATCATGTACAACCGTACTTTCCAGGGGTCTGGCAACGTCGCCCCTTTCCACGCTGTGACCCACGCTTGATCGTGGATCCACGCAAGCTCCCCCCTCTTAGCGGCATCAAGAACTCTCTGATAATCTTTCCTGGCATAAGGGAGCTGCTCCCATTTCTTACCCGTCCCCGCAAATTTTCGAGCAAACACATAATTCGCAGAAGGAGGAAAGTAATGCGAC